GCATCGGGATCTTGTAGGCGGCGATCTGCTCGGCCAGCGCGTGCATCTTCTCGGGATCGGCGTTCATGCCCTCCAAATCCTCGGCCGCTTTCTTGCGCTTGATTTCAAGCGTCGCTTCCTTGAAGTAGTCATTCGCGGCCAGCGAGTCGTGGTGCTCGACGACCTGCGCGTACGCCTTGTCCACGTTCGTCTTGTCCTGAATCGTCATGCGGCGGCGGCTATTCACTTCATCCATCGAGTGCAGCGTGGCGTCGAGCGCCTTCTGCTGGTAATCCAGCCGCCCCTCATACGCCTTCTCGAACGTGGCGTACATCTTGTCCATGTCCTCCTTGCGCTGCTTGAACGCCTCAAACGCCTGCTGGTACTGCTGCTGCGCGGTCTGAAACTGCTCTTCTTTGCCGGACAGATACCCCTGCACCATGCCGGTCGTCGCGCCGATCATGGACTGCGCGTTAAGGCCCATCGCCTTGCCGCCGAAGGCCGAGATCAGCAGCAGCGGCGCGAGTCCCGAGAGCAGATTCTGGTTCTGCTGCGGTAGCGGCTTGTCGAAGGTCTGCGACATCGCCTGGGCTCGCTCGCCCAGAATGCCCTCGACATTGGATTCGGCATCCCCGGCTGCTTTCTGCTGCGACTGCGGCTGGCCTTGCAGGCGGTCAAGCTGGGCCTCGAGCGCCGCTTCCTCGCCGGTAATAGCCTGCCGGTCGGCGTCCAGATTCGACAGCGCAGCGGCTTCGTCCGCCGTGAAGCTGCCGGAATCAGCCGTTGTGCTCGTCGGGTCCATCAGTTCCACACCTCGCCCTTGACGTTGTTCCTCACATTGTAGGTCTGCTGTAGCCAGGTCTGGAAATCCACCCCCCACGCGGCCTGCCCGCCCGTGATGTTGTAGCTGGCCGAGAGCGCCTGAGAGTTATAGGCCGCCTCGGCGGCGGCCTGCGCCTTGGAATCGCTCGACACCCCGAATTCACTCGTGCTGCCGCCCGCATCGAGCGCCCCCTGGGCACTTGGGATCTCGGTCGCCGTGGGATCGTAGGTGATGCCGGAAAAGTCTGGCTGACCGTTTTTCGTCGGAATGTCGCCCAGCGCCTCGTCGGCCGTGACGATGTTGTCAGGCAGCGCAAATGGCTGCCCGGCGGTCGCCGTCTTGCCGTCGATAGTGACCGTGGTCTGCGGGATGATGAACTGCTGCCCGGCACCGGCCGCGCGGCTGCTGCCCGCCCCGATGGCAAACGAGCCTTCCTGTAGCGCCTGATCGCCGGACTGCAGGGTGATCACTTTCTGGCCCGGTCCGACGCTCGATATGGTGTCCGGCGTCTCGGTGCCCAGCCCCTCATAGATCAGGTAGCCGAGGCCAGCCGCAGCGCCTGCGGCCCCCAGCGCCCCAATGGTCGCGATGGAGGATGCGCCGCCGGCGCTGGCGCCAGCCGCACTGGCAGCGCTTGAAGCGGCCTCCCCGCCACCGATGGTGCTGATACCCAATTCAGAGGCCCCTGGTACGCTCAAGTCCGCGGCGGTCAGTCCTGCGTCGGTAGCGCCCGCCGCCGCGCCACCGGAGTTAAAACCCAGGAAATCGCTCACGTCGCTACCGATGCTGGCCGCATCGCTCCCCACGTCGGTGGCCCCCTGTAGGGCGCTCAGCTCGCTCCCGCTGCTCACTACATTGCCGGCCTCGTCGGTCAAATCCCCATAGCCTGACGCGGCGGCGCCCCCGCCAGCCGTGAGCGGGCCGCTGGCGCCCGCAGCGAGCTGGGCGTCCACCCCGGTGCTGTCCCCGGCCAGCGCCGCAGCGCCGCCGGCGCCGAGCTGTGTGGCCCCCGAATTGGCCCCGGCCACGGCCTGACTGACATTCGGGCCGGAGTTTGGGTTGAGCAGGTTGCTGGCCTGATTGAATAGGTTGCCGACGCCCTGGGTGCCCCCAGCCGCCCCGCTGCCAGAACCGCCTGTCCCTGATCCAGAGGTAGACTTGGCATAAGCGTTCGCCAGCGCCGACATGAGTTGTGAGAGCTGCTGCTGCAACTGCGTATTGGACTGGATTTCCTGCATGATCCCGGCCTCCACGTACTGCCCGCCGGTCTGCGTCAGGTTCAGGCTCGACTGCAATTCGCCGAGGAACGCGTTGGACATGGCCGTCGTGTTGGCCAGATTCTGCGCGGCGGCGATCTGGCCCGATTCACTTACCTGCGCGCTCTGCACGTTCTGCCCGCCGCCGGAATTGGCGAGCAGTTGCGCCACCTGCTGATTCTGGCTGGTCGCGGTCTGCTGATTGGCCGTCTGGGCCGCCGTCAACTGGGCCTGAAATGGCGCTGTCAGCGTGCCAGACGTGTAGGCGCCCAGTTCGCTCGCGCCCGCCGCCACGTCAGGCTGGCCGATGGCGCTGATCTGACTGGCGAGCGCATTGTTCTGGCTCTGCGTATCCTTCGCCTGATTGGAGATCAGCGCGTATTCGCCTCCCAAGAGGCCGAGCTCCCCAAGCGGACTGTTGAGAACACCGCCCAGTGCGGATACACCACTACCTAAGCTGGACAGAATTGACGACAGGCCCCCCGGATTGCTGGCCGTGGCGCTCGAATCATTCACGGCGGGCGAGAGTGCGCCCCCGGTAGCGCCGGACGCGCTGTCATTGAGCGCCGACAAGTCGGGTCCCGGCTCCGAGAGGTCCGAGTCCGTGAGGGAGCCCGAGTTTGACAGTCCCGTCTGCGCGCTGACGATGTTTCCAGGTACTGACATTCAAGTCACCAGAGCGAGTTGTTCGTCCGTGTACTGGTGCAGCAGTGTATGGCGTCGCATCCAGTCGTAGAACGTGTGTTCATCATGCCAGCCAGCCGAGAGATTGATCGTGCTGCCGCCCACGCTGCGCGCGATGCTCGAATGCGCAATCGCATGTCGGCCCCACCAGTCGTGGTCGATGTGACCGTCCAGAATCGGCGTCGCAATCGCGTGGCCCAACTGGTGCATGCGCTTTGCATAGGTGATGTGGCGCAGGGCGTGCACTCCCGTCCAGTCCGACAGAGCCTGCCGGTCCCGATAGCCGATCGTGGCGAACGGTGCGAGCGTGCTCACGTCAGGCCCCACGTGAGTGAGAAGTTCGGGATGGTCACATCAAAGCCCTTGGTGCCACTGGACGTCCAGCCCGTGCTGCTCAGATTCTTCTGCAACGTGATGACACTGGATGTTGCCGTCAGGATCGCGCGCGAGCCAGCCGCGTTCGCGACAGCGACACTCATGCTGTTGTCGACCAGACACCCATCGGGAAGCGCCACAGACTGACTGCGAGCGGGGGCGAGATATCCTGGTAGCCCGGTAAGAGTGAAGGTGTTGGCGTTGGAAGTGTACTGCGTACCTGACACTGTGAGCGTCACGACAGGCCACGACAGGTTGAAGCGGCATGACGCCGTGGGACTGGTGGTCATACCAGTGACATTCAGGTTGACGGCGCCGCTCGCGCCGCCAAGCACGTGGTACTGAGTGCCATCGTATATGAAGCGGTAGACGCCGCTGGCCAGCAGTGCCCCCGGGGCTATCTGATTTCCAGCCGAGTCTGTGACTGGCTCGGCAGCCCCGCCGTTGATGGCGAGCGTGGTGGCCCCCGTATTGGTGGCTGCCACCAGAACGTCGAGCGCAAGTCCTGCGATCAGCGAGAACGTGAGCCCGGAGGTCAGAGTGAGGGCGATGGCATTGGCCGCCCCGCCGTCCACGAAATAGGTGCTGAACGTGTTGAGAGAATTGTTCGCCGTGACGAACTGCGCGAAATTCGCGTCCAGCTCGCTCGCAGGGACATTTCCTGACGCGGTGGAGAACGTGTTTGCAATCGTGATCGGGGCGGGCATCTATTGAGCCCCCCAGCGGGCGGACTTTTTATAGTCGAGCAGAAAGCTGTGCAGCTGATAGCCGATGTTGCTGGTGGTGAGCGTCATGCCGACATACGCACTCCAGACGCCGGGTGGGGCGCCCGAGTAGAGTAGGTATTCTCCGGTGGTCCAGGTGATAGCCGCAGCGCCCACAAAGCTGATGGGAGAGCCACCGGCGCCAGTGAACGTCACGACACCGACCGCTGCCGATACAGGAAAGGACGTCGAGCCGGAGAGACCGTCCACTGTCAGGTTCAGATTGCCGCCGCCGAAGAGCGTGACGTTAGTCTCGACTCCACCGCGTATCAGGGCCTTCAGGGAAATCGGATCGTCCATCGGCCACAGTGGTGTCATCGCGCGCGTGGCCGGCGCAGTAGTGGTGTCGTAGAAACACCGATACATCTTGTTGCCGATGAAACAGGTCAGCACAGGCACGTTGTTTATGAGCGCGGTGGCCACTAGTGTGATCGTGCCGTAGTTCGCGAACCACCACTTGCCGTCAAACCACATCGCGATAACCGGGCCTGAACCGAACACCGGATCGTTGCTGCGCGTGATGAGGAACGCGGCTGTCAGAATGTTGCTGATAATAACCTGCCCGCCAGTGATCTGCGGGCTGAATGTCAGGTACTGCCACGTCCCGTCAATGTCACCGCTTATTTTCTGGGCATCAACGCCCGAGAGCGCCCACGCACCGAAGCGATTGGCAAACATCATGAGGCGGTTGTAAGGGAAGATCGAATACGGCTGGTCGGTGCCGATGATGGACTGCACCGGGGTCAGCGTGTAGACAGGTGTCGGTGGCGTCGCCCCCGAGGGCACATAGATGTCCGATAGAGCATAGATGCACGTGGCCCCGATGATGTAGAGATACCCATTCTGTTGCACCAGTCCAGTGATTGAACCGGAGAGCGTAGGGTCGGTCATGTTCAGGAATCCAGCGCCGTTCTCGGTTTCCCACGCGCTGCTATTCGTCGGGTCATTGGTCGACGTGCCGTCATAGGCGCTCGTGTATGTGATTAGCCGTCCGTTGGCGACCCAGACACGCCCGGCGAACACGCAGATCGCAACGCCCGCGCTCGGCTCGGGCGACGTATTGAGCAACGCAAACGTCGCGCCGTCCCACTTGTAATAGCCCGTAGAGTCGATGAACAGAATGTAGGTGTTCATCCACTGCGCCATGTTGGAACCGGCCCCAGACAGCAGTGTCCCGCTATTGATCTGCGCTACACTCGCCGTGTTCCAGTTGTAGGTGAACACCTTGCCGTTCGTGGTGAAAATGAACTGGTACGGCACGGCGCCCAACTGCGCGTACTGCGACAGGTACACCGTATCGGTGGCGAAGTTGTGAAGAGCGGCCGAGATGTTCGGCACGCTATGCGCGTTGGCCGGCCCAATCGGCTGCAGGTTCGTCAGATCGTAGAAAGTGTCCTCTGGCATCGCGGTCCTGTCGGACTTCGTATAGACGCCCTTCCACTCTCGGAACACCTTCGAGTAGAGCTGGCGCTCGCCTTTGGTCAGCGGGTTTTGTTCTGGCTGCGCCACACTAGGCACCCACACGATAAGGATTGGGTATGACGCGGGTCATGAAGCCGCGCGCGCACCAACGCAACGTCGCGGTGTATTGCTGCAGGAAAATCTGCGCTTCGCCCTGCGCCTGCTCTTTCCACTTCGCCTTAAAGGCCGCGTAATACTGCACCGGCTCCTGAAACGGGACCGGGATCTGCTCCACCGTCGCATCAGTCACCAGCGGCTGAGGAATGATCGCCACGTCCCAGTCGGTGACATAGGCCTGATCTGGATTCGGGCCGAACCAGATTTGATTCGCGCCCTGCCTGGTGAACGCCGATGGCCGCATGTAGTAGGTCTGATAGCGGCGGTACCACGCATCGAACTTTGTGAACGGCATGTACAGCAGCTTGATGCGCTGCGTGCCCCAGTAGAGCGTGATCCCCATGACATCCACGAGTGATGGGCCGATGGTAGCGCCCAGCAGTGTCTGCGGCGTGTAGACCTCGGTCTGCGCGGTGAGAGAGATCCCGGTGACGAGCTGGCGCAGACATTTGGTGTCCTGCGCGACGCGGTTACGCGCCTCGTTGATATAACTGGTGAGCTGCGGCTGTGACCAATACGCGAAGGTCGAATCGCTTAGAAGATTCTGCACCTGAGAGGTATAAAACGCGAGCACATCAACCAGCCTCTACGCGCTCGTCGTCCTCGTCCTCGTCATCATCCTCGTCTGGATCATCCGGGGCGGGTCTTTCGACCGCCCCTTCCGACCCAACAGCGTTCACGGGGGGACGATCGTCGCTGATTCGTGCCGTGCGAGCCTTGCGCGCGCGCCGCGTCTGCGTCAGTTCAAACACCTGCTCGACGGGTGCGAAGCTGAACAGGGCGAGCTTCGCCATGCCAGCCTCAATGTCCTCCATCGTGTTGACAAAACCGGCGCGGTGCAGCGCGCGGGTCTTGTCCTCGAGCCCAAAGCCGAAGATGTGCTCGGCGGCCTCCACCGGCATATTGATGGTGTCACCCAGCTTCCACGCATATTCGATGCCGTGGAATTTCCCCTTGAAGTTCTTTGGAAAGTTGCTCTTGACCGCCAGGAACTGTACGCCCTCATGCTCCATGGGTCAGCCCTCAGACGTGGGGGCTAATGTAGCTGGTCGCGGTGGTCCCATTGGCGAAGATCGCAAGCCATGGGTACGCGCCCTCGCACTGCTGCGTACTGGACGCCGCGCACAGGGTACGCCACACCGGCGCGGTGGCCGGCGTGTTGCCGGTGTTGCTGTCGAGGCCACCGAGGTAGGTCTGTGCGGGGTTGTACTCCACCGCGCAGTTGGCGCCCAGATTGGCGATGAACGATGCGTAACCGAGTAGCGGTGCGGGCTCGGCGGTCACGACGCTCGAGATGGTCTGCGTCGGGCCGTAGCCGGGAACAATCGGGCCGGCAATGAAAGGCGGGAAGAACACCGGGATGCCAGTGAGCGAGGTCACGGTCGCCGCGGTGATCGTGGTGTAGATCGTGATCGCGGTCGTGCTGGGGATCGACAATATGCGAAAGATATTCCCGACAAGGATGCCGGTGCCAGACAGGCCCGATGTGCTGCCGCCGAAGCTGATGAAGTAGTTGGGCGGCACCCCGGCCGCGGGCGTCATGGTGAGCCCGTGCGCGGCGTTAAATGTGACGGTTCCGATGTTGTTGGACGCCGAGAATGTGGCGCCAGAGCCAGCCGGGATCACGTACTGCGTGATAGTCAGCTCGGTCGCGAGTTCCTGGCCGATCAGTGGAATATTGCCGGGCTCTGCCATGGTAGTGTCCTTACAGAGAAATCGATGTGAAGCCGGAAACCGCAGACTGCGTGGTCGGCTTCACGCACACCAGTTCCAGCAGCGTCAACACCACTCCGATGTAGCCGAGCACCGAGTTCGGCAGCAACGACTCGAAGCCGCTGAAGCTGAAATTGGCCTGCTCGTGGACGTGCAGGTGCAGATATTTCATGTTCAGCAGGTACAGAGTCCCTTCGGGGCAGCCGAGGTCCATGTAGATCGGCACGCCCGCGACATCGAGCGCCTTGAACGCGCTGCGCGGACGGGTGCCGTCGGTGTCGAAGCCCTGCCCTGGCTGAATCTGGTATGACTCCTGGCCGACGAAATCATCGGCAAGGTTCGTCCACGTCCCAGGCCCCATGACGCCCATCGTCGGATTCTCACTACCATACTTCTGGCAGCCGACGATGTACTGCAGCACGAGCTTTCGCGTCGGCGCAACTGTGCCGGCCGAGTATTGCTTGGACTGCCACCACGAGTTGTTGCGCGGCAGATTGCCGTAGGTCGACGCGTTGGTGCCATCGTCAATCGCGCCGGGAAAGCCGATGATCTGCTGCGTGTTGTTCGAGTTGGAGTAGAGCGCCGTCTGCAGCGCGGCCGCCCCGTTGTTGCCGGCGTCGTTCATGCGCGCCTCCAACAGCGGCACCACCGCATGATCCAACTGCAGCGCACCTTCCATAGTGGCGAAGGTTATCGGCGTAATGAGCGCCTTCAGGTTGAATTCGGCGAGGAACGCGCCCTGCTGCTGCGTCGGGGTCGTGAAGGCGCCCGAGTAGCCGGTCCACTGCGAAGTGGTCATCGGGTTGCCCTGCACCGGCACGCTGATCGATGACACGCCGCCCATCGCCTTCATCGTGTTTGCCAGCATCGCCGCCAGCACGGGCGAGGACTGGTAGATCTGCACCACGAAATACGGCATGAACGCCCTACGCGTAGTCGCGGTTAATTCTGCCCCATAAGGGGTCTGCGACGGGACGATTCCGGTACCAAACACCGCCATAAATCAATACCTTACGTTAGTTTGTCGATTCCGGCGGCGACAATAGCGTCACCGCTGGCCCATCCGCCGCGCTTTGAGTTCGTCGATTGTCTGGTGCGCCATCTCGCGCACTGCCTTCTGCGGGTTCGCCCAGAAGTCCTTTTCGGCCGCCGCGGGTATCAAATCAATCGGCTCGTCATACGCGGCTGGCGTCGGCACTGCGGAGCGCTTGGTCAATTCAACGAATTCCATCGCGGTCTCAACGTTCGCGATGCCGCGCTCGGTGATCGCCTTCTGCACGTCGTCCCATTCAAGGCCACGCGCTGCGGCCTGCGCCTTCTTCTCGGCGAGGCGCTGCTGGGCCTCGGTCTGCACCAGCTTGTTCTCCAGCGCCTCGATCTTCTCGTCGCGCTTCTTCAACTGCCCGTCGATCGCATCCGCCGTTTCGATCTCTGGAAAGCGCAGACTCTTGTCCGCCTTCATCAAAAGCCGCTTGGCATCGCTCGCGACTTCCGGGTTCTGCAGCAGCTTGTGGCCCGCCTTGGCAAGCGCCAGACGCTGCGCGTCGGTCAGATCCTCGAACGTTGCCATCAGCTATTCTCGCCGTCCACGTTCGGCATCTTGCGAAGCGTCGCGCCCGGAGGCTTGACCGCGAAGGGACTCGCATCATCGGCGCCGGCCGAACTTGCACTGTTGAGGCCGCCAATGCCCTTGTTGGCGTAGCGCGGCGGGTTGTGGATGTTGCCCTTCTCCATCGTGCCATCGGTCGGCTGGCGGATGGTCAGGCCCATGGCGGGGCCGAGAAAGCGATTGCCTGGCATGTCGTGATCTCCTACTGCATCGGTGGCGGGGCGCTCGGCGCGGCGCCGGCTCCCGGTGGTTTCGGGGGCGCGCCGGGGCCTGCGGCGGGCTGCAACGCCTGCATCAGTTCGGCGGGCATGATCTGCTGCGTGTCCTCTTCGTTCTTGCCGAACGCTTTGACCATCTTGGCGAGGATTTCCAGCACTGCCTTGCCATCGTCGGAATTAAGGTCCATCTCGGCAATCGCGCCCTGAAGCACCTTTTGCGCTATCATGACCTTGGCTTTGGCCGATGCCTGATTGCCGGCCGCTTTCTGCGGCGTCAGCATCGGAGACGCGGACGGACCCGCGGCCGGTGGTGTACCGGGTGCGCCTCCGGGTGGCGGCGCTGATGTGGGCATTTGGCCTACGTCTGGCATCTTGCCGTCTGATGCTAAGTAGGCTAATCAGCCGCTGTCAATGTGAGGAAAAAGAAAACCCCGCGCAAGGCGGGGTTGAATTGAGTGAGGTCTCACGATGTCAGCTTCGATTCTAGCGGTGCTTGCGCCCTTTGCGCTTGGCCATGTCGGCTCTCCTGCTTAGCCGCTTTCTCGGCGGCGGTTATGTTCCCCTATGAATACGTGGTAGCGCGTTGCCGAGTTGCACGGCCTCTGCGGGTTATGAGCCCACCGTGACGCTGGTTCACTTACGCGCACCCAACTTTCGCACGTTCTGTCCAGATGCCTCGGCGGCGCGCTCCTGCTGCGCCTGCCTTGCCTCAGCCGGCTCAATCTTAGTTTTCAACTTCAACTTTAGCAAGTCCTTCATAGGCACCGCCAGCATTTCGATCAACTCTTCCCGGTCGATCGCCTTGGCCTTGAAGAGCAGCTGCGCGATGTTCGTCAGGTCCTGCATGAAGAGCGGGGAATTGGAATGCGCATCCACCTTGACCATGAAGTCGTCGGTGAACTGGTTGGCGATGAAAATGATGCCGTCATCGCTGCGGTATTTCGCCGCCGAGTATTTCTGCAAGATCTTCAGATACATCGTCGCCAGTTCTTCGAGCGAGTCCTCGACCACGAGCGCGCGGCGTTTGGCGCGCGATGAGCCGACGCGAAGCAGTTGCGATGCGTGGCCCTCGCTACGCACGCCCTGCTCGCCTTTGCCGCTCATGATCGGCGTGGTGCCGTCCGTCTCATCGAACTGGCTGTCGATGTAGTTGATCTCAGCGAAGAGATCATCAGGTATCGTTACCTGCTTCTTTTCCAGCGACGAGCCCTGATCGCCCAACACCAGCCCGTTCGGCGTGTCGAGCGCATCCTGAATCTCATCCACGGCGCCGAACTGTCCAGTTCCGACCGAGGACGGCCGCGCCTGCATCTCCATCATGTGCTGTACCTGGTCCCAGCGCGTGTTTCTCATCATTTGCAGGCCGATCAGACGCTCGGTGAGCGAGAGGCCAAAGAAATAGTCGTGTACCGGATACGGGCAGATCTGCACCATCGGCATTTCATTCGGCAGATACATTTTCCCCATCGGACGGTCGTAGACCAGAACGAACGGATTGGCGATGGTGAATACGCGGTAGTCCTTGATTTCATCGTCGTACACGTACAGCTCGTGCATGCGCACCATCGGAATGGGCATCTTCGGCGAATAGCGCAGTTGCGGTCCGATCGCCTGATCGACTTCGCCCGTCACATTGGGCTCAGCCTCGCTCGCCGTGATGCGGTTGATGGGCTGCGATACGTCGCTATCCTCGTTGCCGGCAAGGTTCGGCACCGCATCCTTCATGATCGCCTTGACATCCTTGTGGCCGCTGATCGTCAACTCATATTCGAGCTGCGACTCCGGGATGCGGTACAGGTGGACGAATGCCTCCTGATTCTCCAGCCCCTGCATGTCCTCGCGCCACACGCCGACGTTATGCGGCTCTACCACATCGGGGATGATGTGATCGGTGTGCCAGCGTGGCTTTATGAACATCGAGCCGTAGACGAGCGACCAGAGCAGCGCATCGCCGTAGCGGATGTCGGTGTCGCTCGTATGCCAGTGATCGTTGACGGCGTCGTTTAATGCCGGACACTTGAGTAGCTCGGCCTCGGCAACTGATTTACCAATTTCCACCGAGAAGCGCGTTGTATCTTGGGCATATAGGAAGGATACAACTTGGTCCAGATGCGACCAGATTTTGTTGATCGTGCCAAAGACGTTCTCCGCGTTGTCGGCGCTGGTCTCGCGGCCGTAGAGATAGTATTGCTTGAGCGTCTTGTAGCTCGCGCAGCGGTCCTCGCGGCTGGCGAGGCACTTGGTGATCACATCCTCAATGAAGATCGATCGCTCGGTGAGTTTGCCGGGGATTTTCATGCTTAGTGGCGCTCAGATTTTAGCGTTTACGGAAAGTTGCCCAAACTTATCCATGGTTAGCCCGAACTCTTTTGCCTTAAATTGCATGGTGAGCAGTAGT